TGGAACCAGTTCCAGCACCGGATTGCATTCGCAAACCACCAGAACTCCCGCTTATGCTCATTGCCCCACCGACAACAGAACCATAAGTTGTCGACAGGTTGCTCGACAACCACTCCAGGGCAGTTGTTGTTGTCCACGACCCATAGTCACTGGTGGCGACCCGCAAGCGAACCTTGCCCGAACCGCCCATCACCACACTGGTCCCATAGTTTGCGTCGCCCAACGTGACGCTTTTCGCTATCACATTTCCTGAAGTGTCAACCTGGAATCTGCCAGAGTTGATACTTATTTGGCCAGCGGTGAGTTTCCCCTTGATTTCCAACTCGGAGCCGTCCCAATGCAGCGAATTGGTAGAGCCACCAACGAAGAAATCGGTTCCGTCGGCCTTGAAACGCGGGTTGTCGTTGCCGGTAACGGCGGCGGTGAACGACGTGTGGTCCCCCCACCACATGTTCCCACTGTGGTCGATTGTGAAGGTCCTGGCCGAAGGCATTTCCCCAGCGTTTGAAGCCCCTGCGGGTTGTGGCATAACAATTGAAGACGTGATCACTTCCCCAGCGTTGATGTCAGACGCCGTAATGGTCCCAGCCAAAATCTCCGTACTGGTAATCGTCCCCGCCCTGATATGCGACGCGTGAATCGTGTCCTCACCAATCCACACACCAGTCTGCGACTCATCATCAGTGTCCAAAGACACCGAAACAGTTGAAGACCAATCACCCTCAGTGCCGTCCCAATTGATTGCCCGAGCCCGCACATAGTGGGTTCGGCCCCCCAACTGGGACAACAAGCCTGGGATGATGAACCCGTCCCCTGTTGGGACGAATGCTTGACGAGCAGCGGAACTGGAATCACCAGACGTTTGCCCGCCGACAGTTCTCGTCCAGGTATTGCCGGAGGCCCAATTGGCAGAGCCCCCAGTGGCATTCGAAACCTGGATCTCGTATTTGCCACGATTCCCCGACATCGTCACATTCGAGCCAGCGTTCAAGTCGTTGAACTTCACCAAAATGGCATTCAACATTCCGAACAAAGACAGGCCAGTAATCTGAGAAGGCCTGTCAGGGTCGCTTGACGTTCCCTCCCCAGACGCCGTCATCACAAACGTCGCCTCCGTAGAAGGATCACTGACGTGGCCCGCCTTTGAGATAGAACGAACGTTCGCCTTGTACGTTCCCCCCTTCGTGCCGAACCCGTTGACCTCCATCGTTTGCCCAGTGGAGCCGCGTTGAACAGGGCGCGAAAGCCTGTACTTCTGGCCTGTCGCGGCCGCGTTGTAAACCTCGGCCTCGTAGTGGGCGATCTCGTTTTCCCAACCAGCAGGCTGATCGAATGACAGCGTCGCCCGCCTTGACAAACCCTCCTTGTCGGAAACAACAGTCAGGTTCGTTGGAGGGTTCGGCTTCGCACTCGACGTGACGTTCTTTTGAGTGATTTGATCCGAATACTGCTCCGAACTTTCCTTCTTCTCCAGGCGGGCTATGACATTGGACACAACGTCGCCGATTGTTACCTCAACCGCTGAAGACGACGGGCTGAGGCTCGCAGACAAGCCGACAACCTGCCGGTCTTGAACGGTCCCTGGCTTGTACTCGATGCGGACCTTGTCGCCAACAGCGAAATCCAACCATGCCTGAGTCGTATCTGTTTCTACATACTGGAATGTGAATTCGTCCAACGGGTCTTTGACATCATTCAAAGCCGCCTTTGTCGCCTCAACATTGCCCTGGCCGTGGGCGTTGTCATGGCCAACGAACCCTTCACGCCGACCATAGGTAGTCACCGCCGCAGAGTTTGTTTCGTGCTCGAATACCCACCCATTGGAGCCAATCATGTGGCTCCGCAAATCGGTGCGACGGAAAGCATTGGCCGACCGGACAGCGTTCGGGACGGTCAACAGAATCGTGCCGGTCTTATCCACCCCAACGCTTTTGGCCACAGAGATTTCACCGCTAGGGGAAACCATCCACTGTGCTTGTGCCTGCAACTCGGCGCACTGCCCCAAAGCGTCCAACATGTTTTGCCCAGACTGGATCTCAAACAGCCAGGTCACGTCGGCCGCCGGGTAAGTGCCTGTAGCGTTCCAGGCCGTCCCAGCCGAATCTGTTGTCACAGACATCCCCGACTTCAACGACAACGGCCACGACACTCCACTGCCGTTACGACTCGCTGCCCCAGTGGCGATATCGGCGGTTGCGCCAGCAACCGTTTCCTGCCAAGTCTGTGTGTTCCCAGTATCAGCCTCGTTGAACAGGTAGACGAAGGCGGCGCCGCCGTAAGCCTTGTACTTGGGGCTGTCGACCGAATACGTCCCAGCATCCAACTCGGCTGTAGTCGAATGAGAGTTGCCGAACCCGCGGTTCACGTAATTGACAAGCCCATCAGGGTCGGATGCCGATTCGTCCCACCCGTCAGGAAGAACAACCGCCCATTGCAAACATGCGATGAGGCCCCGCCCGCCCATGACAACACGGCGGCGAGCGCCCGCGTATTCGATTTCGGCTTCCTCAATAATGAACGTGAACACCAACTGGCCGGACCGCAACACCTGCAGGCCGTAGTTGCCTTCCCACGGGTACGCGCTATTGGCCGATTGGAAATCCGACAACCACGTTTCATCGAAATCGACTTCGAGGCTGCCGTGCCCAGGGGAGTTCAACATGTCGCCGAACTGCAGCGAGTGCCAGTTTGGTACGTGTGAAACTACAGTCAGACTGTCAGACGCCAGATTTACAACCCTTACGTCCCACGGGGTTTCCGCAGCCATTAGATGAACGCTTTGGTGTAGGAGATCGTGTAGGAGACGTTAGAAGAAAACGTGTTGGTCACGTTGGGACGCAACTGGAACCAATCGGTGGTCGTGGAACCGGTTCGGTCAACGTTGCCGGTTACGTCCGTCGACCCGATTTTCGCTGTATACGCAGTCGTGTCAAATACGACCGACCCAGACGGGGTCCCCGAATACGTCAACTTGCTGCCCGTTGTCGTATTCTCAATATATGGGTTCGCTGTACCGGATGGGAGGGTAATCGTCATTCGGGTCATCAAACCAGTTCCCCCAGGGTTGCCTGAAGCGGTCAACGTGGAAGCCGTTTTCGTCCCCGATGAAGAACACTCATACCAGCGGGGATCCATATACAAGATTGGAACCGTAAACCTCGTGTTCGCAAATGTCGTGTAATCCTCAGCCTGGATTTGCCCGTTTGCCTCACCGTAGTTGACACGGTACGCGGTAACGGGGCTCGACGGGGTGGCTTTCACGTTGCGAACCACCTGCAGGGGAGCGTCATATCCGCTTGCAGCATGGTTCGTCAGCAAAATCCCCATGACTGTGTCCCAATTGTCATGGAACTGGGCGCGTTGCCCGTTAGTCGTAGATGGTCGGACGCCGCTCGTGTTTTCGTCAGACACCCACATCGTCCACGTCTCGGTGCGCCCACCCATTCGTTTCCTACGCCACCTCAAACCGTGATCCATCGCAGGCGTCAGGTTCTCTCCGCGTAGAAGCGGCGTTGAATCAGCCAACGATTCAATAGAAAACCTGGGGCCAGCAAACGAGGTCCCGTTAACGGTGTAAGACTCAACCCATGCCATTGTTCACCAACCAACGTCCGTTCTGAAGGAGGCGTAAGAGGTGTAGATCCCACCCGATTCCCCTTCTCTGATGGATCGCGAAACGGCGGAAGCGGCAGCATCACCAACAGCCCTCGGATCGTCGTAAGCCGTTGTCACATTAACGGTAATAATCGGGGCGTAATTGGAAAACAATTTGTCTGCGCCCTCCAAAGAAGCAAGTGGCTTTGGCATCCTCTCGTGCATGTAGCGCGGGGCGATGACATCGGTCGCCTGGACTCCAAGGCTGTACGCCCCCGTCGTTATTTCCGCAGCGTTGGATGCTTCGGGCGAGTCCCCATAGACCTCGCTAAGTAGGTTCGCCAGAGGGGAACCCCCGCCTTTAGGCGCAACAACCACGCCGCTTCCCTCTCCTTCCATGTCGTCAAGTTCTGTATTGATCCAGCCCAGCCCTGCAGCGACATCCTCGATCGCCGCTTTAACATCGTCGCTAAACATTTGCTCGAAGATTGTTTCGCCCTCTCCGCCCATCTCCAACAGTTCTTGTGCCCTGTCGACATTCAAACCCATTGTTGTAGCCAGACTCCCGAACATTTCGATGGCCTTGTCGCCTTCCATTTTCATCTGGGCCTGGGATTCAGCCACGGCCGTGCCAGCGTCTAGCAACTCCAACTCTGCTTTAGCCACCGGGGACCCAGACGTAACCGACGCCTCAAACGCAGCCAACGCCTCCTGGGCGTCAAGGAGAGACAACTCTAGATCTTCCTGGTGGCCCTGCCCTAAACGGAGTGCCCGTTCTGCATCAGATACGTCACGCAACAAACTGGTTTTTGTCAACCTCTCCCTCCTGGTTGTTTCACCAGCCCCACCGAAATCGCGCCGCATCTTTTCCAGTTTCTTCCGAGTGTCCTCCAGATCAAAGACCGCGGACAGGGCGCGTGATACAACCCCTGTCCGCTTCCTCGCAACAGAAATAGCGTCGTCCACGAGTTCACGAAGAGCATCACGAAGTTTCGACCGTTCTTTTAAAACACCCTGAGCGATGCCTGCCGTGATGGGGCGCCCAACGTCGTTAGCGAACACGACCGATGGGGACCTAGCCCCGATATAGCCCCTAGAAGCGTTGACCAACTTTCTAAAGATCTCTTCAGTCGTGTCGAGAACCTCTTGTTCGCCGTCTTTCAGCCCCCCGTCGATGCCCAACATCATGTCGATGCCGATTTCATGACCTTTATCGGACAAAAAGTTCTGAGCGCGGTCCGACATCGCCTCAGCCGACCGCATGAGCGCATCGGAGGCAACGTCGTCGTCGTCGGCGAACATCAGCGAAATGTTCTCAGGGGTTAGATTCAAATCGCGGTACAGGCTTTGAAGAGCGTCGGCGTCCACGCTGTTGCTCAGCGCTGTAGCCGTGATCGACCCCAAGAATGACTTGAACTGTGCCTCAGCGTCTTCGGTGCTGCCCCCCGCTTCGAGAATCGCGGAGGCGTAATCCTGAGCCGCCCTTATCTGATCAACAATCGCCGTCTGGGACTCTCTGCCAGATTCAGAGAAGCGGTCAATCGCCCCACCCGAATCAAACAGCGAGTCCGCCATATCCTGCAAAGAGTCATTGAAGTCGAGATTGGAGGAGCGCAAATCCAGGGCCCTGCCAATGAGGTCGTCGAACCGTCGCTGCAGAGTCTTCGCTGCCTTGTCCGCCTTATCGAACCCCGTTTGCATTATTGTCATGGCATCGCCAACGGTGTCTCCAGCGTCATCCGCGGCATCCGCCAACTCAAGGTAGGTATCCCCTACGGCGCGGAGACGCTTTTCCGCCAGTTCCAAAGCAAGGTTTTGGCGATCCATTTCGCCGAGATCCCCATGCAGGGGATTCCTGTCGATCATTATTGAAGCGATGACGTACTGTTTAGCAAAATCGACATAGTAATCGTCACCCGTGAACTCTTTCCCAACATCATTACTGGTGTCGGCCAAGTGCCTGAGCCGCTGGTCGAACGACATAACGGCATCGTCGGCCGATTCAGCGAAATTGTCGACCCCGGACAGGCCCTGCGTAAAGGACCTGTCCGCTAGAGCGAACGCCACTTCGGACGCAATGCCCATCCGCTTAAAGTCTTCTGCCAGATTTGAAACCATTCCGGTCTTGATTAGAAGCGCCTCTTCGACATGGCCGCTTCTAATCAACTTGTCGAACTCCATTATCGGCTCAACCATGGCGTCAGACATAGGTTCAAGATATTCTCGGTAATCATGGGCCTGGTTGATGGCCAGGGCTCTTAACTCCGATTTGGTCGGCGTCTTCAGCCAGTCGCCGGGTGTTGGTGCCACCCCAGGCCGCCGGAAGCCCCCTTGATCGAGACGGCTAAGAAAGGTCGCCTGTGCATCTTGGACAACGAGCCGCGCCTCACCGAGGAAACGCTCCGTCCAAAGGCCCACCCTGAGCCGTGCGACTTCCTCCGCATTGTCCCCGCTGAGGAACCGGCCGATGGCCTCATCGACACTGCCCTCAAGAGGGTCGAACATCCGCTCGAAAAAGTCGTCCCGCCCAAAAGTCTGTCTGTATTCAGAAATCAGCGCCTTTAGCGCCTCTTGCGTTGCTTTGGTATCCCCCTTCCCGAAGAAAGTAGTGAGCATTGATTCTTCTGCCTGGAGCATCCCACCGATTTTATTTACGTCGGACGCCGCCTCGATCATTTCTTCGAAAGTCTGCTTGAACTGTTCAACAGATTTCTGAGCCTCCCCCACGGCGCCGACCTGAGCGATGGCATCTGCAAACTCCAACATCGGTTTGATGGCGTGTTCTCCCACAAGTCGAATGTCTTTGATTTCTGCTGCCAGGTCGGACAGTTCCTCGCCCGCTGACCGCCCCTTCCTCCCTAGATTAATGAAGACGGCGATAATGCCAGTTAGTACGCCGAGCAGGGCGAGCACTGGGATGGCTCTCATCGCCACCGAAAGGCGAACCATGGAGGCCGTTAACACATTTGTCGCTCCAGCCAGAGCGCCTGTCGTAACCACAGCACTCGTCTGAGCCATTGACATGAACGCAAACGAAGTCCCCAACTGCCCTACGATCAAAAGCAGGCCCCCGAGGGTCGCAGTTAGCGTGATGGCAGCAACTGCGAAGGGGGCGACCCATTTGCTGGAAAACACCTTGACAAGAGAGGTAGTCCACTGAACGAGTTTGAGAAACACTTCCAACAACGGCAGAAGGGCTTCACCGAGTTCGATCATCGAGTTCTTCAGGTCCGCAAATGCTTTCCTCGTTTTGAACGCAGCGGTGTCCTGGACCTTCTTGAGTGCGTCGTCGGTATCTCCAACAGACAGAGAGAGCCGATGAAAGATGCCTTCGTTTTCCTGCAGGTTGGCGCCAGTGATATCCAATGCACCCGCCAAAGCACGAATATTAGGGAACACGTCAGCAAATGCGTCCTCGTTCTCGTTGGCGAGGTCCCGCAACCTCTTAAGAACCGCCAACAAGCCCTCTTCTTTGGCCTGGCGGCGCAACTCACCCTCGGCGATACCCATCTCTCTCATGGCTTTAGTGGCCTGGCGGGACGGGTCAAGAAGCGACTGCATGATCTGCCGCAACTGAATAGCCGATGTTCTAGCGTCTGTACCAGTACGAGTCATAGCAGCAATAGCGGCAGCGACCTCGTGGAACTCGATACCCATCGCAGACGCGACAGGGATGGCTTTGCCAATGGCAGGAGCCAACCGGTTCGCTTCAACCTTGCCTTCACGCACAGCAGCCGTGAGAACATCAACGGCCGCTGATCCGTTTAGATTTTCCGCGCCGTAAGCGTTAACGGCCGACGTGGCGGCGTCGGCGACAACAGCGGTCTTGCCCAACCCAATAGCGGCACCCTTGGCGGAAGCCTCCATGACCTCCATGGCAGAAGCGCCGCGCAAACCGGCGGACGACACGAAGAACATGGCTTCGGCGAGTTCCTGCGGGGCACGGCCGGTAGCCGAAGCAGTTTCTTTTACTGCCTTTGTAAACCGTTCCACGCCGCCAGCGCTGACGCCCACCAGGGCCTCAATCTTGACCATTGACTCCTCGAACGAGGCAAACGACTTGATCGCCACCCCGCCGATGGCAGCCATTGGAAGAGCAAGGCGTGTTAGGAGCATCCGCCCCGTTGTCTGAGCGCGGAATGCAAGCGTGTTCAGCGAACCCGACATCGCTCCCATGCTGCTAGTTGCCGCTTTTGTGGTTTTGTTAACCGGCGCCATGGCTTGCGTGTACGCAGCAGCCCCGCCCTTCACCCCAGCAGGGTTAAGGACAATATTCTGAACAAGCGTCGGAAGAAGAATCGGAGCAGCCATCACACCTATTCTCGCCTAGATGCGCTCAACACTCAAACGGCGTCGACACCCTCAACACCCAAATCGCCGCCAAGAGCGGTAGCCCACCCCAAAAGGTCAGTGGTTTTCCGGACCTTCTTCTTCGATGCCTTCGGAACAGAAATGGCCGCTATGACTTGGGCGGGGCTTTTTTGCCAGAACTCTTCGTAGTCTTGGCCGGTTTGGCACCAGGCTGAGATGGCTTGTTGCCAGGGGTATCCTTCTCCAACTCGGCGAGATTCTCCCCGAGTTCTTCGTTCAGAGTCTTTATCTGCGTGTCCAGCGCCACTTCCGCCTGAGTCAGCAGCCGACTCGCCATGGTAGGGTCCACGCCGTTAGCGATCGCCCACGCCACTCCGATCGCATTGCTGTACTCGGGTAAACGGCCCTCGATCATTTGTGAACCAACCACATCGACACTCTCACGCATAATCAACGCAAGGGTTCTGCGAAGGGTCGAAACCGGCTTGATCTCCATTTGAGACTGCCATTCTTCCAACCCGTCCCACACTTCTTCGATGTCGGCGATCGTGTTGTGAGTGAACTTAATAAACAGTTCCTCGGTTTCCTGCTCCCCTTCAGCGTCAAAGATTGGCACCCAGTCGCCATTCTCTTCTCGCACAGAGGCGATCTGCACAGGGACGCCTTTATTCCGCAATACTGCCGGTGTGTAATCCATGAACAAAGACTACACGAAGACGCGCGGAGGCGGCGACCTCTCAGCCGCCGCCTCTGGTACCCGCTCAGATTAGAACTACAGCGTCTCCGCCGTTTCAGCAAACGAAATGTTGCCGAATCGGGTCGGTGTCCCCTTCGGCTTGATCGCCTCAGCGGTAAACGTCGGAGAGTTGAAATCGTCTGTCGAACCAGAAACCAGCGAACCGCCAGTCAACTGGCACTTACCGAGGTCGACCTTGACGGTAGCGAGAGCATCGCCCGAAGTCTCCAGATCGTCAATCAAGAACGAAATCTTGAAGTACGGCAAGGTCGTGTCGTCAATCGGCAACGCCGCCGTTTCGCTGGAACCGGTGCCACCCGCGACAACCGTAGTGCCGAGAAGCACGGCGAGAACGTCCAACGACAACTCACCGTAGGTGCATGAAAAGTTGAGGCGGTCGATCTTGCCTTTCTTGGACAGAACGGAACCACCGTCACCCTTCAACTCATTAGTGATGAAATTCGGCTCCAGGGATACTTCCTGAATGCCGGGTACATCGACACCGGAACCCCAGGTCGTCGGGTTCGACGCTGTATCGGTGCTGACCGAATAGACCTTGCAGTCCTTTACGTCAAAGGTAATCGCACTTGTTGATGCGGCCATCATTCACTCCTTAGCGGGTCGCGGCCTTATTGGCTCTGCTCTAGTTTCCCAGCAGGCGCGGGCAAGGGGTGAGAGGGTATGGACTACCTATACAAAGGGGCGTGTGGTCAGATTCGCTGGGCTGCGAAGCCGATCCATTCCATTAGGTTGCTTCCACCCATGAGGTCGTCGCCTCGTCCCAGTTGTAGGGCCTGTCGTCGCTGGGGATCGGTGTCGGTGGTTGCCACTGGTAGTTCTCGTCTAGGGA